CCCAATTGGGAGCAACTGCCACCTTTGAACGATATCTAGCGGGTCCAAGCCTGGACCCGAAAGAATCGTTTCGAACGTCACCCCGGAGCATTGCTACTAAAAGACCATCACCGTTGTATAAACGGCTTCGATGGCCTCGTGGCAATTTAAGGGCCCCATCTTTGATTGCAACCTTTTGTGGGATAGAAGTCCAGCGCTTATAAACAAAGCTCTGAACGTCTCTATCCCACTTTCTGGAAGTAACCATCGACAGGGGAACCTTAACTCCTGCATCGTCATTCTCATAAAGGGGGACCGGTAGATACCGGGTCGACCTCATGAGACGTTTGATCGTCCTCCGTAGCGCAATGCCATGGAGAGCCGACCACTCGTTTAGACGATTAATGGCGACGTAACGTGAAGCTTGGGTCCGGAGGGTCTTTAGATAAAACCCCCTTACCGGATGACCTCGAAAGAAGTCACCCCCACAAGATTCACGAAACGGTCCTCGAATGAAGGACTTATCTGCATTAACGGTAAAACCAAGGAGTTCAAGCAAAACCACCGTGTGGCGGCAATGCTCGGCCTCGACAATAATGTCGTCGCCGAAAACTCCAAAGTTAGGTAGACGTTTATTCTGAACGAATACCCCGTTATCTGGATCGAACTCGCAACTCGATCCATAGCCTTTCTTTAAGCGATGATCTTTCATCGCATAGGCTGCAGATACGACACAGGCAAATATGATCGTTTCCAAGGGGAAAGTAAATGCATTTCCCATGGACGATATCATATGAAGCTCTTCCCAGTCTCCCGAAGGGAGCTGGACTTTCGGCGATCTAAAGTACTCTAACCACCCGAGTACGTCGGTCGGAAAGGTACTACGGATCATAGAAAGTGACACGGTGTCAGAAGCAGAGCTAAGGTCTAAAGTACAGAACCTTTCGCTCATACTTCCTATCCGTGCCAAGTCACGATTGCATTCTTGTTGATCCGCCAAACTAATGCCAAAATATTGGCGTAGGCGTTTCTCCAAAATTGCCTTGACCCCTTGCTGAAAGAACATGTTCAGCGCGGGTTCAATGCAAATGCATCGAGATGTGTCGACGTTCTTTGGTACAAAGGACAGACGATTACCTTCAACAATTTCAACATCACCAAATTCGGTACGGCGCTGACTTTCAGCGTCTCTCCAAAAATGGATGTTGTTAAAGTGTTGCTCGTATTGCGAGTATAGTGACTCCCGCGTCGCAGACAGTGGACTGGCGAATAACTTCGTGTAGAAGTCAGTTCCGTTTGCACTAATTGACGCACCTGGTCCGGTAGTAGCATTTGCCAAAATGCGACTAAACGATCCCAGGATATGCC